CAATGTACTCCGTTGCTCCGAGCCGCGTACCAGATTCATGGGTATGCTGTCAGGACTAAGAGTGTTGCGTGGAACCGAGTGGAGTTTGTACCAAAAAGTTGGAAAACACACCGATCGATTGCATGCGAGCCGGCAGGAAATCTGCCATTCCAGCTTGCGTTTGATCATTGGTGCAAGGGGGAATTCCGTAGAAAAACGCGGATCAACCTTAGTTCCCAACTAGAAAATCAAGAACACGCGCGCCGTGGGTCATTAGATGGTAGCATAGCTACTGTCGACCTGTCCATGGCGTCTGATACTCTTTCTTATAATACCGTTGCCTGGCTTTTACCTCAGGAATGGTTTGAGTACCTTAAACGTGTTCGGTCTCCCCTGTACCGTCTATCCTACGACGGCGAGGTGTGTAGATATGCAAAGTTTTCCTCAATGGGAAATGGAGCTACGTTTGCACTTGAGACCTTGATTTTCGCGAGTTTTCTTCATGCTGTCGGCTCGCGGACGGGAATAGCTTACGGAGACGATCTCACGATCGAAACCGAACTCTACCCCGAACTAGTCCGACTCTTGAAGTTCTTTGGTTTCGTCCCTAACCTCGATAAGTCTTACGCTGCGGGCCCCTTCCGGGAGTCCTGTGGCGCTGATTACTTTGAGGGTGAGGATATCACGCCTTTCTTTATACGAAGTACTGATCCGTGGGATAAACTCACGGCCTGTCACAACGTAAATGGTCTGGCGAAAATATCCGAACACGGGAAACTGTGGGGATACCTAAAGCGCTTCTGTGCAGAGGGTAATCTTCCATTAGTACCGTACAATGACGATACGTTATCGGGGGTGTTAATTCACCCTTACCATGCGTACGACCGAAGACTGATTAGGCGGGATCCAGAGCGTGGGTGGCATGCGCAGGCGAAGTTCCTTACCCGTAAGGGTGGGAAAGTTGTCTGTCGTGACTCACGCGCTTTGGCCCTATGGTTCCTTCACTGTAAGAGTGGGGAGCCAGACCCAAAAGGTTATAACTTGGGTGCCTATCAGAGCTCTTGTTACACCACCAAAGTCGACAAATACGTCGCTCGGTGGCGGGCCTGGGTAATACCAGGCGCGGGCATTCCGGATCACCTATTCGGTTTTTCGGACTACATAGCCGCCTAACTAGGCTGTTAGTAGAAGTGGAC